TGTCGGACAGGCTGCCATAGTAGGTGCAGGACAGCATCTCCTTGCCACTGGCCTTGCTGATGTGCCTGCGCCAATTCCAGCTCGTCACCTCAAGGTCTTTGCCTTCCAGGCCCATGATGTCGTCGTTTCGCAGCTCCAGCTTCTTGCGCTCTGGCTCAGGGAATGGATGCAAGCAGGCAGGGCAGACGGCCACCGAGATGGCGCACAGCTCACCGCAGTTATCGCAGACCTTCACTGGTGCCTCGCCATTGCCATCGCCTGCCTTCTTCGGCGGCTGCACTGCGGTGATCGGCCCGTGCGTGGCCACCACCCCGGCGAAGTCCAGCACCAGGCAGTGATCGGTGTGGCTCTTTACCCTCATGCCGCGGCCTGCCATCTGGACGTACAGGCTGGCCGACATGGTTGGGCGCAGCATGGCAATCAGGTCGATGTCAGGGTAGTCAAATCCGGTGGTCAGCACGTTGGCATTGGTCAAAGCGCGTAGGCGGCCAGCCTTGAACTCTGTCAGCATTCGCTCGCGCTCCTTCTTCGGAGTTTCACCCGTCACGCACTCAGCGGTAACGCCTTGCTGGCGTAGGACTTCGGCTACATGCTGTGCGTGCTTAACGCCTGTACAAAACACCAGCCAGGCCTTGCGATCTCCTGCCAGCTCAATGACCTCGCGCACCACCCGCTGATTGTTGTCGTCGGTGTCAACGGCTGCCTGTAGCTCGGCCTCGATGAACTCGCCCCCACGCTTGTGCACGCCAGTCACATCCAGCTTGGCCTTTGTGACCTTGCTGCGCAGCGTGGCCAGATAACCCTTGAACACCAGCTCCTCGATGCTGACCGGCTCGATCAGGGCATCAAATAAGGCAGGCTTGTCGGTTATCAGGCCATGCCCAAGGCGGTAAGGCGTGGCCGTGAGACCGATGACCCGAAGGCTCGGGTTGATTGCCTTCAATTCAGCCAGCAACTTGCGATAACCACCCTCGTCCTTGTGATTGACCAGGTGGCACTCGTCAATGATGACCAGATCGATATGGCCCAGCTCCTTGGCCTTGCTTCGCACCGACTGAATGCCTGCAAAGGTGATCGGCTCCCCGAGCTGCTTCTTTCCGATGCTGGCGCTGTAGATGCCCATCGGAGCGCCAGGCCAGTGCTGGCGCATCTTATCTGCATTCTGCTCGATCAGCTCCTTGACGTGCGTCAGCATCAGCACCACGGTCTCTGGCCAGTTCTGCAGCGCGTCCTTGCACAGCGCGGCCACGATGTGGCTCTTGCCTGATCCGGTTGGCAGCACCAGACAGGGATTGCCTGCATGGCCTACCTCGAACCAGGCATAAAGCTGGTCGATGGTTCGCTGTTGGTAGTCACGAAGCATCTTGCCACCTTGCTTCGATCATGTTTGCAATGCACCCGCCGTAGTTCGATGCTGGGTGATCGACGTCCCATTGCCTTGCGACTGCTGCACAGGCGTTGCGCTCGGACTCACGCACTTGCCAATCCAACTCTTTCAGCAGGTCTTCAACCGTGTCGCCGTGGCCGGTAGCGTAGCTGTGGTCGATCATCCACTGAGCCACCTTGTTGCGCTCGGCTGCGATCTGCTGGCGCATGTAGCCGACAGTGACCATGCCTTCGGCGTGCATTCTCTTTGCCTTTGCGTCAGCGACAAGGGCGGCGAAGCGTTCAAGGTATCGTAGTTCTACGAAGCGAACCTCATTCCCGTCGTCGTGTGCCCCTGCCCGCCGCGCCATTGCAATGATGTCTTCTTTCATGCTCCCCCCTTTGCCGCAGCGATGGCGGCACGGGCTACATCAATGATTTCCTCCGCATCGCTGCATTCCGCAAACATAAGGTTTTGCCTGTCCGAAATGAACTCCAGCGCCTCCAGCAGTTGCGCGTTGATGGCTACTTCCTTGACCAGCGCACCCTCAAGGCGCAGGATTCGCTCTTTGCTTTCTGTTTCCACGCTTTGCAAGCGGCGCAGTTCAGCGGCGGCTTTGCCGACATCGGCATTGATGCCGCGATATCCAAGCAGCGCGTCCAATGCCGCAGCCAGCCGCAGGGCTTCTGGTTGTTCGTTTGTCATCCCACAATCCTCCCACCAAACTGCTTGCGCAGGTCATGCAATTGCGTCCAGCCCTTATCTGCACAGGCAGCAGCGTTAGCCAGCAGCTCCTTGGAGCTGAACACGCCTTCTTGCTCAGGGTCTCCGTTGGCTACATTCGTGCCATTGATCTCATACACAGCCGTCCACTCGTCAGGCCCGTCCTTGCGTTGCCAGGCCACCAGATCAGGATGTAGGACATGGCCTTCACAGCCCGTGCGCTGGGCATCCACCGGGATCACAGCATCCCACTTGGCACAATGCCATTCGCTGGCCTTAGTGGCCGTGCTGTGCGCACAGGTGCGGCAGTTCACATGCTTGGTTGTCTTGGTGCTATGACAGAACTCATGCGCATCGCAGAACTTGCACTGATACCAGCTCGGGTCTGTGCTGATGGGCGGTGGCATGCGGTCCTCCAGCGCCAGCCTGTGGCCTCGCTGGATGTACTTCTCGGCCACCTCCTTGTCGTAGCGCACACGCTCGGTGTGGATGCGGTCATCATCCTTGCAGACTGCCAGATAAAAAGCACGGTCGATCTTGGTGCCGTGCATGTAGAGCTGCATCTGCACAAAATGCTCGGGCTTGGACTTCTCCACGCCTTCTTTCACCAGGTCATCAAATGACTTCTTGCTGTGCGTCTTGAACTCAGCCACATGGCGCTTCTTCGGCGCTTCAGGCACTCCTGATTCGATGATGGCGTCCAGGCTGCCTGACACATGGCAACCAAGGTCAACACGGCTCTGTGCGCTGCCTGTGCTGCGCACGTCCATGCCGATGGCTCGCAGGTCGCTGACGATGGTTTCCTCTTCCATCTGGCCCCTGCGAAATAGGCGCAGGACTCGGCCAGGAAACTTGGGCTGCACAGCCCAGCGAAAACTCAGCCACAGCCACCTGTCACACACATGGCCGAGCTGGCTGCAGCCCATGTGCGGCCTTGGCACCTCGGCCTTGGCCTCATGTGCTTTGTCAATCAGCCCCTGGATGCTATGATTTGCTTCGGGTATCTTCATGGTTCCCGTCTCCTTCCTGTAGTTGCCACATTGCCCCAGGTTCCTCACGGTTCCTGGGGTTTTTTCTTGCTTACTTCTTCAGCCAGGGCGGTGCTGCCTTGACCGGTGCTGCGGGAGCAGGTGATGCTGCAGGTGCGGCTGGCTTAAACGCTGGCGCTGCTCCACCATTGATTGCGCGATAACCCTTGACATCGTTGCTGGCCTCGTAGGTTTTGCCGGTCTTTTCATCCGTGCGTGCAGCACGAATTGCCAGCTTGATGTTGACGCTGCTGCCGATCAATTGGTCGGTGTCCGTCACCTTCGACAAGCCAATCGCTCGCATGATGTCACCCAACTGCTGGCGACCAATCTCCTCGGCCTTCGCGTTGGCGTTCTTGATGTTCAAGTTCGAGAACACAACTCGGCCCTGATGACTTGGGCCTGTGATGTCCAGCCGAATCTTGATGTACTGGCCGGTGCCATCGTTGGTGTCCTTCAGCTCGGCCTGCGTGATGTTGGCGTTGTAGTTGCCTTCAGGCAGCGGTGCATAACTGCCACCATTGCCTTGCGGCAGTTCGTTTGCGTCAAAGGTTTGTCCGAGAAAAGCCATGATTTACTCCTTGATGGTGATTTTGAAAGATGGGCGGCCAGCCTTGGCCGTGATTGCGTCTGCCAGTGGGCGAGTAATGGTCTCGTCTGCAGCCTTCCAGAGCGCCATGTTGATCTCTGGCGTCCAGCGGAATAGGCGTGCCAGATGCTCGGTCAGGCCATGCTCGGCGGCCAGCTCTTGCAGCTTGTCGCTGTCAACCTTGCGGTCAATGCGGCCAGCGATCTTGACAACAAAGCCTTCTGGCTCCGCAGTCTCGGTACCCTCGAAGTTCTCAGCCAAGGCCAGCAACTTGACGATCTTGTCCTCGATCTTGCGGCGCTCAGTTGTGGCATTGCCTTCTTCGGCCTTGTAGCGCAACCAGTCTGCGCTGAGTGCTTTCAGGTCAGCGTGCATCATGCTTTACCTCCGATCTTTGCAATGACTGCGCTCAGGTCCGGTGCCTCCCAGGCGTCCAGCTTTCCGCTGCGATCCTTGGCCAGCCAGAGGCCATCGCTGTCGCACATCAGCGCACGCTGGGTATTGCCATCGCCATCCTTCTCGACACGCAGTGCCAGCACCTCATCGAAGAAGTAGGGCAGCGCCTGGCCGGTCTTGTTGCCAGGCATCGATGGCGAGTACAGAACCCGTCCCATCTCGTCCTGCGTCTTTTCCAGCTTGGCGCTCATGTACACATGGCGGCCAGGCAGATCGCGGAAGGCCCGAATGATGTCGGCCATCTGCTCCTGCATCGCACCGTAGGCCTGCCTCGGGTCTTTGGTGGCCTTCTTCT